GCCATCGCCATCTCGTAGCGATGCGCCTCGGGCGGCGGCGGGATACGAAGGCCCGGCTTGACGAGCCGCTCGAATATCTCCCGCTCGTCGTCACTCATGCTGTCCAGAGCCTTGAGGCCGTCGATGTCGAGCGAGGCCATGAGATGCGGGAAGGCGTAGCGTTGCTCCTCGGGGATTTGTTCGATGATCTCTGGCCAAGTCTCCTCGACATCCTTGGTTGACCACACCACCAAGTCCTTGTCGTTCAGCGACAGGATCGGCTTCCTGCGTTTGAACATCTCGTAGTAGTGCTCCATCGTCGGCTCGGCCTGCGCGATGTAGAGGCCGTTGCCAAACACCTGATTGCCCTCGCCCGCTCCGAGGTTGGGCTTGATGTTGACCTTGTCGAACTTGTACGGCGAGGCGTGGAAGCCCCTAAGCGCCTTGAGCAATCCCCGAGCAGCCATCAGCTCACCCGCCTTATCCGGTTAGCGTTGCGCGCGTCCTCGTTGCTGCGCGCGATCTTGTGGTTGCGCTCCGCCTCATCGTAGGCCCGGCGCATGTCCTTCATGACGTTGTTGAGCACCGACATCTGGTCGCTCGGCTTCAGGCGGTAGTAGTCCTTGCTGAACTCGACGTGCGCGCGGCCCATGCCGAACAGCGGCCTCTTGAGTTTTGCAAACGTCGCCATCAGGCGGTCTCCTGCTGTCGCTTCGACAGGGCCAACAGTCCGCCGCCGCCAGCAGCGGCGATCAGGCTGCGGATCAGCCTCGGATCGGTCAGCGAGAACTCGCCCGTGTTGCTGATCGCGCTTTTGATCTGCTCGGGCTCAAACACGACATACTCGCTGCGCGGATGCCACTCCGGTGGCGTGTCTGGATGCGGCTTCCCGAATGCATCCTTGCTCCAGATGATGCCGTCGTATCCTTCGTCCTTGACGGCCTTCACCGCGTCGTCAGGCATCAGGTATGGGAAATTTTTTCCACCGGGAAACGCCGACACCGCCCACTCCCGCATCTCAGGCTCGTCAATCCAGAGCGGCCTCTCCATGCGCGCGTGGACCGGGATGATGTGCGTGTCCTGTTGGAAGTTTTCAGGGTCGAAGAGGTCGCGGCTATTCTTTCGGACGTTGTGATTGGCTGGCAGGTATTCCCGGTCGTCGCCCAGCCATATCGCCTTGCCGCTGATCTCCGGGTCATGCCCGCCCGGCTTGAAGGCGTCGAACTTGCCCTTGGTGATGTGGTACAGCGTCATCGGCGAGCCGTCTTCGTTGATCAGCTTGCTGTTGCGAAACCACTGCTTGAACTCATCCGTGCCGATGAGCTTCTTCACGGACTTGAGGCTCAACAGACCCATCAGACCTTCGCCCTAACCGACAATGCCATCAGCCACTCCGCCTGCTTCTCCGACAGGAACGAGTTGACCCCGTAGTCCCTGCGCGCCGTCTCCAGTGTCAACACGAACGCCGTCTCGACCGCAGTGACAGCACCCCGCATCGCCGCGTCGATTGCAGCCTTGTAGTCCGGCTCCTTCGGGAACCACTTCTTCGCCTTGGTGCGGCCAGTCGATGGCTCGTCCGAGCCCTTCCGCCACTCGCGCAGGTCCGGCTTCCGGTCTGGCGCAGACCACTCTCGCGGTCGTCCTGTCCTCGGCGAGCTGGCCCGTGCATTCGCATCGTATCCCGTAGGCAGCACGACGCCGATCATCTCATCCCAGACGAAGCCAGCCTGCACGCGGATGCGCTCGATGGCGACGGCGGCGTTGTCACGCTCGCCTGCGCTGTCGGAGCCGAGCCTGCCCAGCAGGCCGATCAGCTTGCGCCTGTCGTCATGGCTCAAGGTCATCGCTGTGGCAGCTCAAGCTGCGACAGGGCGACCAGCGCGAACGAACGCGCCTCGCCGACCGTTTTCGCATCGACGATGCGCTTGAGCCATTCCTTGGTCGCACCGATGCGCGCCTGATCCATCAGGGCAGCGTCGAGCGTCTCGCGGTTGAGCATGCCGCGCTTCTTGGCGACCGCTGTCAGCAGGAACTCAGGCTTGCTCATGCCATAGCCTCCACATCCTTGGAGCTAATGAACTGGCGAACAACTTCGCTCAGTCCCAGCAGCGGCGTGAACGTGATCAAGGTGAAGAACCCCCGCTGGCCGCGCTGCGTCCTGACGCGGCCCTCCGAGTATACATCCTCGGGCGGCTCCTCATCAAACCAAAAGGCGTCGATGGTGTCGCCCTGCAGCTTCTCGCGGCCCTTCTCGTAGCTCTTGAAGATCAGGATGCTCTCGCCCTGAGATACGCTGCCTCCGCCGCCAAACCTGATGGTGCAGCTGTCGAGGCTGTCAGGCACGCCGCGTGCGCGCTGGGTTGTCAGCAGAGCGTCGTGTGGCAGCATGCCAGTGCCCCAGCTGTCCTCGATCTGGGGCGGTCCTACGAGCATTCTCTGCGGATTGTCCCGCGTGCTCTCGCCAGTCACGCCAGCGACCCAGACCTTTGTGGGTTTGTCGAACACTGCGCCATCCCACCAGTCTGGATAGCGACCCGTCAGGTGCAGTGCGATCTCCGCTGCTCCGCACACCGTTTTCCCCTGTTGGTTCCCCGCCATGAATAATCGCTCGTTGCCGTCCGGCGAGACGATTGAGCCGAGGCGGTGGAACTCACGTTGCTTTGAGTACGGTCGGTAGCTTGCCAGCTTGTTCCGGCTCGCCCGGTGCAGGAGGGCGCGAGACATCTCCTCCCGCTGCCGCAAGAGCGTGAAGAACTCGCTCGTTGAGTTCGGCGATGGAGGCGCGGAGCTGGTCATCTGTCAGGTGATCCAAGTGGCTGAAGGGTGTCTTCACGTTGATCTCCTGATCAACGAGCGAGGCGCACACGCGCAGGTAGCCGAGAGGGTTCTCCGTGCGGACGCGCCTGATGACCTTGGCGCCTTCCTTGGCGAAATCCTTCGCGATGTCGCTGACGAACGACCGGCTGAACTCCTGACGATAGCCAGCCTTTGGACCGGCTGGATTGCCAGACTGGCCGGGCTTGAACGGCTTCAGGTTCCGCAGGCTGCTTGGCGGCGGCTTGGTCTTTGACTTGGCAGTGGCTTTCGCCTTCCTCGCCTTTGGCTTCTCGATGACCTCTGCGTCCTCACTCATGCGACCTCCTCCGTCACGATCCAGTCTGGTTGCGGTTTCATGTCTGCGACCGGCACGAGCAGGCATGGCTCGATGTCTGCGGCTGCACCGATCCGGTCGGTTCTGCCTTTCATTTCAATCGGGTATCGCAGGAATTGGAGGTTCACGACGATGGACTTTGTCCGTCCGTCGCCGAATGCCCAGACGATCACTGCGGGGTATCCTGTGCGCTCGGCCTCGATCAGGAGGTCGCAGGCTTTGCGGAGCGAGAACACCATGTCGCGGTACTTGGTCGATGGCACGTCGCGTGTCTTGATCTCGACGATTGCGGACGGCATGCCTTCGCAGGTTGCCAGCCCGTCAAACGGCCTCATCGATGCCTGTGGTGTTTCGCGCCACTGGTATCCCCAGCCGTCCACGATCACAGCCTGTGCGACTGCGTTCTGGCGTGCCCGGTGGGTGGATGTCTCGTAGACTGGCATGCGTCCTATTTAGGCTTGTTGCCCTTATTCGTCATCCGCTTGGTGACGATTGTCAGGTGGGTTGTCATGTCTTCGTGCCTGCGTCCGACCAGCATGAACTCGGTGGCCGGATGCGTCTCGGGCCTCACGTCGAGCGCCACGTGCTCGGCGGTCACGCTGCTGTCGGCGTCGCGGTAGATGATCAGCACGATCTCGTTGGTGACGGGGTCGTAGCCGACCGGCATCTCGATGGCGTCGCCCGGCTCAAGGATGGCGACCTTCTTGTGTTTGATCTCGGCCATCATCTCGGTCTCCTATCGCTCGCCTGCGTGGCGCAGCGGGATCGGCGCATCGTACTTGGTCAGCAGCCGCTTGGCGCAGTCGGTGCAGTGCCGTGCGCCTTTGACGGTCGGTGCGTGGCACATGACAAGCCTGCTGGGCCCGCCCTGCGGGTCTGGCTGCAGCGTCTCTAGCTGGCACGTCTCGTAGCTGGTGTGCTTCTTGCCGCCCCAGCGGAGCACGTTGGTGTAGGCTGCTGACGGGCCCGGCATCAGTGCCAGTCCGGGTAGCTGCTGACGCCGTCGCCTGAAGCGTTGACGATGGCGACGCAGGCGACGTTCGGCAGCTGCATCAGCACGCCCTGCCACTTCTCGACCGGGTAGTTGTTGATGACCGCGCCGATGTGGCCCTTGAGCCTGCCGTGGTTGAATGCCTTGGCCTCGTCCAGCGTCTTGGCCGCGCGCCAGACGCGGACCTTGATGGTCTCCTCGCCGTTGAACGTGACCTCGGTCAGGGTCTCGTACTGAGGGTTCCTTCGCCCGAACAGGCGGGCGGCTTGCCGTAGTATTTCCATCAGGCTCTGCTCTCGAATGGTTCAGGATGCTCAAGGCCCCACGCAGAATTGCCTGAGCCCTTGCAGTCGATCATGTCGAAGCAGAGGATGTCCCTGCTCTCATTCAGCTCGACCACGAACATGGGGTTCAGGTCGGGCCCGTAGTCGATGATGATGCGCGCGATGCCGTCACCCCGTGGAGTGACGACGAAAAGCGGCGGATTGAGCTGGAGCGCGATCAACGCCCGCGCCCCCAGCCGAAGATGTAGCTCAGCGCCGGGAGCGCGAGACACACGCCCAGCAGCACGAGACAAATCCAGAAACCCTGCTCAATCCACATCGCGGGCCTCGTCGTCGTTGGCGACGATGTTGCCCGCGACGACCCAGAGCACGCCAAGGATCGCCGCCAGAAGCAGCAGCAGCGCAAACAGCGGCTCAGCCAGCGCGGCGACCACGGTCAGGCAGGCCGCGACCAGAGCGGCGAAGACAATGGCGCGCCTCACGCGTCCACCTTCGGCTTGCCCCAGAGGGCGCCCAAGCCAGACCACGCCCGGCTCGCCTTCTCACGCTCGGCGACCTGTTCCGGGCTGTACCAGTCTTGGGCGCGCACGATAGCGTCGGCTTCCGGGTTGGTGACCGGCGCGTATCCGTCCTCGCTGACAGCCTCGCCATGCAGCCCGCTCTCTGGCTCTACGGCGGGGTCGCCTGTCAGGTCGGAGATGATCTCGGCGGCGTAGGCGTCGGCGAAGACCTCGTCTTCCGCCGTATACACTGCGTTGGCCGCGCCGGTCGCCAGCAGGACGGTCTTCACCTCGACCTGCTCGGTCGGCTCAAGCGCCGCGATGGCGCGGTCGAGGTCGGCAATATCGACTTCCCAGCCTGCAACCCTTGCTGAGAACCGCTCCCACGCTTCATCGCGAACCTTGATGTCTTCGCTCATGCGCGCCGAAACATTAGTGCGCTTCTCTTTCAGTTCATCGATAAGTGCCATGTCGTTCCTCCTCCAGTGTTCAGGCGTCGGCGGTTTCGCGCTGCATCGGCAGGTCAGCCAGCCGCTGCGCGTTTTCGGGGGTGAGGCGATAGCCCCTGCCCCACACGGTTTCGATCTCGATGCCGACCGGGCGCAGCTTGCCGCGCAGGTGGGACAGGACCACGTCCACAATCTTGATGTCGGTGCCGCTCCGATACGCGGCGATGGCGACGCGCGTCGCGTCGTACAGATACTCGCGCGACACAGTGCGGCCAGCGGCAACCAGCAGCACGCGCACCAGCGCCTCCTGCATCCGTGTCAGGCGCAGCCACGTCGGGGCCTCCCACTGGATGTCACGCCCGTAGGCGCGGTCCTCCAGCTGTCGCACGCGCTCTCGGAGTTCTTCACACTGTTCACACAACGTCAGCCTCCCTCGTGATGTGGATCACGACGCACGGGTCGCGATCCGTCCAGTGCTTCGACACGTGCAGCCCAACGACCTGTGCGTCGTCGCCGTAGGCAATGCTCAGCAGGCCGTCGAGGACCGACTTGGCGACGTTGTCGATGTCGGGTTTCTTGGTTGGCCGCAGCTTGAGCATCTCGGCCTGCCGCTTTTTGCTGGCGCTCTGCGGCAGCAAAAAATGCG